TACTCAAAACATGATAAGGTTTTAACCAACTTGGGGGCGTACTAAATCCAACGCTACTAAAAGTGTTTGTGATTTCTTCGATGGAACAATCTTTAGGCATATCGTCTAATATGCTTTCGCTTTTATTTTTTTTTTTAGTAATATAACTTTCTGGAAACAACTGTTTTGCAATCGTTGTTTTTCCTGTTCCACTTTTACCAACTATTAAACCAATTTGCCAATCATCATCAATATCAATACTACCTTTAAACCTTTCGGTTATATGGTTACTTTGTAAATCAAATCTTCCGATTACACTTGCAATGCGAAAAGATTCTTTTGGCTTGATTTCTTTTATAATGTCAAAAGTCGGCATTCGTAGTTCTGTTCAATTAGTTTATTATAAGTTCTTTCTTGCTCTTGTTCATCTTTGCAAATAACTTCAATCTTAAACATTGATTTTATTTTATCAGATAAATCTTCCATTTCTTGCTTCTCCACCGTGTCAAACTGCGGTATATCCAAGCCCCATGCCTCCAAGTCCACAACCTCCCAATCGTTCGCAAGTGTGTCCCAATCCCATTCGCCAAAGGCGACGTTATCCGCAATAATAAACCGCTTCTTTTCCTCCTCGGTTAAATCGCTGCTTCGTTTTACCCATGCCTCGTCTATGTCATTAAATCCAAGTTCTTGTAAAACCCTGAGCCTCATGTTTCCACCAAGAACCACGTTGTTTTCATCAATGACCATAGGGCGAAGCGAAAGCATTTTTGGAAACTCCTTGATACTTTGCTTTAGCTTTTGAAACTTGTCATCCCTGAGAACCCGTGGGTTGTTTGGGTTTGGTTTTATGTCTTTTAGCTTCATATTTTCTTCAGCAACTCTTTAATTAATCGCTTGTAAACCTTTGTTTCAATTTTCTTTTCCAACCGTCTTTGTGCGTTGATTGCAGCCGCCCTTTCTTTCCAACGTCTTTCGGCTTCTGGATCCCAATAAGCGCCTGAGGATTGTTCCTGATTAGCGTTAAACTCGGCGTTTGATTTATACAAATCTTTTGACGTGTTTTCTTTTTCGTTTGGGTCAAACGATAAATTATTATTTTCTTCTGCTGTTACCATAATGTTATTTGGATTATACGCCGTTACTTCAATGGTTTTAAATGTTAAGTCCACAACCTGAGCCGTCGGAGCAATTCCAGGAATTAATTTAAATTCATATAATGATTTTTCGTTTACATTTCCCATCATATTCCTTTTAACACTTGTTTACGTTTGTTGTTGACGGTGAGCAAATTTCGCTCAGTCAAAAGCCATTTCCTGCCTGCCTGCAAATGATTAAAATAATTCCCATCCTTTTCCAAAGCCTTTTCAAATTGATAATACAAATCGTCTGAACCCTCGTACAACCGAACGCCTGGAACATTGAACTCCGTTATTTCCTTCGGTGCATAAGGCACGCAACCTGTGACAAGCATTTCCATAGCAAAGTTATTCGACTTACTTTGATTGAAATTGTCATTTGTCAACGGAAACACGGCGTAATGAGCCGCACTGTTTTTGATTAACTCGAAATATTGAAATAAGGAATTGTTCCACGGTATGACCTTGACATTCGGATACAATGTTTTTCCCAACCACTCAGGGATTCCAATGAATGCCACCTCGGTGTCCTTGCGGCTGCTGACATAATGCCAAAACGTATCCACAGTTTTCAAGTCCTCAATGTGCGTCATGCTTCCACGCCACAACACGCGTTTTACTTTTGCCTCCAGCTTATCAGGTGACACGGGACAAAGGGGCGTTACTTGGAAGTCAATGGCATTGGGAATAACCATTATTTTACTTTCGTCAAAGAATTGCTTGTAAAACTCTTTGAGGTATGGCGTTGAAACGATGATATAATCAGCGTACTTGAAAGCCTTTTCAACCGATTCTTTTACCTGAGGTTTCCCGAAGTGTGCCGACGCTGGATTCGCGGCGTTAACCTCATGCAAAAGATCGTCATGGTCAAGGATGATTTTCTTACCCATCTTCTTCGCCTCAGCAATCATTGATAACATGCCGTCACCGTTTGGGCGTTGAAATAAGATAACATCAACGTCGTAAAAATCGTACCACTTTACCGTCTCAGGATTGAGGTAAGTAATATGAAGATTTACCATTTGAGAACGAAGCCGCATAAATGGATTGACCGACCGATAATAATCAGTCGTTGGGCTGGTTAAATTGGTTACAATGCCTAGCCTCATTTATTATTCTTTTGGTAATTATCCAATAAAAGGTTTAAAACCTCTTCCATCGAGTGCTTGACGTTGGTTTCCTTCCACAACTGAAATTGCAAATCAAGCAACTTCTTTCTTATTTTCTCATCCCGATAGCTTACCGAAAACACGGCGGCGGCTGTTTTATTGACATTCATTTTTTTGTTCTTTTAATCTGTAATAACGTTCCATTTGGTATTTATTTACCCTCTCTTTGTTCGCTTGATACCACGCTTTATTCCTAATGCTTTTCTCGGCCTTTTTCTCAGGTGATTGATTCTGGTGATAAAGCCTAAAATATTCCCTTAGCTTTTGCTTCTGGTACTCGGTCATTTTCTCCCGATACTGCTTTTGATACTCAGGCGTCATAATTAAAATGGGAGTGATTCGTCTTTTACCGTTGTTTCATTTGTCATCTTCGGGTTATTTTCCCCAGCCGTTGCCTTGCCTCCAAACTCGATGTTGTTTACCATGCAACGAATTACGCCCGTCGGTTCTCCGTTCTTCATGTACGCATTCACGCCGCCCGTTCCTTCCACGACAACATAAGTACCTTTTAGCAAGTGAGGCGCAAGTTTGGAGCCACGCTCACCCCACATTGAACAGGTGACCCAAACCGTCTTTTCAGTTGGATTGTTTCCAAATGTCTTTTCCGTATGAGCTACCGAGAATGAACAAACGGTTGTATCGCCAACGGACTTGATTTCAGCATCTGTACCAATGCGACCTGCGACTATTAATTTTATCATTGTATTTTTTCTTTCTGCAAAGATAATATTTTATTTGTTATCAAATTTAAAATATTTTTTAAGAATATATTTGTAACTTTGTGGCGCAAGTTAGTTTAATGTTAAAATGTTTTGCGACGGCAAAAAGACGAAGATTAGATTCCTTCACTTGCAGGTTTAACAAGGTAGCTCAGTAGGTTAGAGCAACTGGCGACAACGGTTCGAGTCCGTTCCATACGAAAGTATGAGGTGTGTAGGGTGTCAAGCGAGTGTGCCGCGGGTTCGATTCCCGCCCTTGTACTTACCACCCGAAGGTTGAGCAATGCTGGCACCGTGCGTTGATAAAGGGATGGAACGGTGTAAAAAGCAAGGTGGCGAAAGGTATCGCCAGGGCTAACCGTGTACGCAAGCTACTCAACGTTGAGCGGTGCACAAGCGGGTTCGATTCCCGCCCTTGCTACTAAAATTTTAATTATGGAAATAGCAATGATTGTAGGATGGGTAATTATCATATCGAGTTGGACAATACCATCTTTTATTAAAGATGTACCTATTAAAGATGTATCTAGCAGAAGATTTGTAGGACTAGTGTTAGCAACTTTTGCATTAGGTATTTTCTTAGGTAATTTATTAAGTTAATTTTAAAATTAATTAGCAAGGTGGCGGAATTGGTAGACGCTTAAGGGTTGGGTGGATGTTGCAACGTAAAACAGAGAAAATAACCTTATAAAATCCACCGTGCAGTTTCGAATGCTGCCCTTGCTTTTTTTAAACCTCTCTTAAATCTCTAATTAAATCTCTCTTAATCTCTCTTAAAATTACACCATTTCGTTGACGTCAACAAAATGATAAAAACAAAACAAATGATTGATAACAAATTCTTTTTTGACAAATCCGTGGAACTTGGTTTTACCACCACGGATTACGAACCCCTTGTAAACTTGCATACCAACGGTGCAAGGGTTTTGCAAATCATGGGGTGCGAATCCGTGTTTGAATTTGGCTCAGGACTTGGATTCTTTTTATCCGCCTGCCAGCGCGTGGGCTTATATAAACACGTTGGGTATGACATTAACCCGTATGAAAGAGAATTTGCGATAAGCAAGGGCATTGACCCAGGGAGATATTTACTTGCAAAATGGGTGACAAAGTACCAACTGGGCAGGTATGAATTAAAAACGTATGGCAGTTACGATGCCATTTATTCCACGGAGGTATTTGAACACATGACCGACCAACAAATATCCTTTGTCATGCCGATACTTTACAAAGCTTGTAAGAAGTATTTTTATTTCACATCCACGCCTCATGCCTCAGCCGATCCTGCCTTTGACATTGAATGGGGACATATCAACTTGAAGCAAAAGGATGAATGGGTTGCCATGTTTGCAAGGCACGGTTTTGACTTGCTGAGGGAAGCGACGGAGGTGACGCCCTGGGGGCTTTTGTTCGTGAAAAGGGAGAAAAAGTAAATTATGGCAAATTTCATAAAAGAAGCATTGGACAAGGTTTTCACAGAGGGAAATTAATTTCCGTCTGTGACATACGAAACGCCGCCAGCCGTGGTAAAATACATGGAAATGCAAAGCGCACTGGGGAATCCGCCGTGGAAAAAAAGGAGGAGAAAGTAAATAATATTTTGTATATTTGCTTAAACTTTTTGCAGGACGCACTACCCAGCAAAAGGTATTTGAGGAAACCATTTACCTCATTAAACCCATAAAGAGTAGTGCCTTTGTGGGTTTTTTTATTTTTACTATGAAAAGGAATTACTCCGATTCAGAAAAAGCATTTTTATACAGACTTGCTGACGGCAAATGCCAGTTGTGTAAATGCAACCTTCCAAGGTTTTGGCATGCTGACCACGTTATACCTTTTAGCAAAGGAGGGATAACTTCATTAAATAATGCCCAGGCATTATGTCCAACTTGTAACTTAAAAAAATCTAATAAAATGTTTGAATTTAAACCGAGACAATGGCAAATAGAAGCCACTAAAAAATTCTATGAGGAAATTAAATCTAACAAAGTATTTTTACTTCATGCTGGAGTAGGTTCAGGAAAAACTTTGTGGGCTTCGTCAATTATAAAAAATTTCGTTGACGATGGATTTGATGTTGTTATTTTTAGTCCAAAAGATGCTATTAAAACGGATTGGGCTATTGAATGTAAAAAATTTAACCTTGAAATTGATGCAAATTATTTGTTTAAATATCATTGGAAACCTGACTTTCATGGTGTTTCCCTTTGCTATCAAATTTTAAAAAACAATACTAATTCATTAAAAAACAAGATAACAAATAAAACCATTGTAGTTTTAGATGAACATCACCATGCTTCTGATTCTGGAAGCTGGGGTATTGAACTTGAAAATATTTGTGAGAATGCTGGGGTAATTTTATGTTTAACAGGAACTCCTTTTAGAAGCGATAATAGTAAAATACCTTTTGTAAAATATAAGGAAACAAAATCTAATGATATTGATGGTTGGGAAATTGAAACAGATTATTCTTACACGTATGCTCAAAGTGTAAAAGATCGTATATGTTGCCCTACTTCATTTAGACCTATTGATGTAATTATTAATGGAGAAGGTGGCGTTATAATAGGTGAGGAGAATAAAAAATATTTAAATCAAATAATAGATGCCTCAAATGGAAATAGTAATTTTATTGACATTGCTTTTAATCAAGCTAACAAAGAATTAAAAGGAATAAGAAATACTTATTATCCTGAGGCAAAAGGTTTAATTATTGCCAACACGATTGAAGATGCTAAAAGTATTTTTAGTAATCTACAAAATCAAAATATAAGCTGTTCTATTATTACAAGTGACGCGGATTCAACTACCGAAACAATAAAAGAATTTAGAAATAATAATAAGCATTGGGTTGTGACTGTTCAAATGGTTTCTGAAGGAGTAAACATTCCTCAAATACGTGTTATCCTGTATTTAAACAATATTACAACCAGGACATACTTTGAACAAGTAATGGGTAGAGGTGTAAGAAATTGCAAGGTTTATCAAAATGCAATAGACCATTGCTATTTTTATTATCCTAATTTTTCTTTATTTACTGAGGTTGCAGAAACTCTTGAAGCAGGCTATAAGCATTTTGTAATAGACGAAAATAAAAGGATTAATACTGGACTAAGTGAAGGTTTAGAAAGAAAACCTAAAACAATACAAACTTTATTCGACGATATAATAGCTGGAAATCATGGTATTATAAACAATGGATATAAGTTTACTGACCAAGAAATAGATGCTTTAAACCAAGTCAAAGATTTAAACTATGCTTTAGCAAGTATTTTTGAAAATATGATTGCAAGGAATATTCAGAAAGATGAACCTCAGGAAAACAATAAAATAGATGAAATTCCTAAGTACGAAAAAATCAAACTTGTAAAAAAGGAAATTCACAAAAGAGTTGGATATGCTATAAGGTTAGGTATTTACACTGAGTATCAAAACGCTCATTATAAATACAATGAAGCTGCAAATATTAAGGATCATAAAACTTGTATGGACTTAAGATTATTAAATAAAAAATTACAAATCATTAACGATGACATCAGCAATTTCACTAAGCACTAATCCAGAGGAAGTTTACAATAAACTTATTGACATAAATGGTATAAACAGTTTTGGTTTAGCCATGACCTATTTTGATTCTTTATATTCATTTAAAGACTTTTGGAGTAACAGACACCCTTATGGTTTGTCTCCTAAAACTTTTACAACTTATGTAGAATTTGCAAGGTACGAAGTGCCCTGGGGATTAGGCTGGGACATTGATGTTATAAAAGCACATTGTAAGCGAAAACCTAATATTTGGCAGGAACATGAAGAACAAATTAATGCAATGCCTAAACACGGCATTAATCAACACAATAAAGGAGGTTATATATCACCTCCTCAAATTGATAAAGGTACTTCAAGACAATACCAAATTCAACGCCTTAAACGTGATGCCCCTGACATTGCCACTAAGGTAATTAACCGTGAAATAAGCGCAAAGCAAGGCATGGAAATAGCTGGGTTAAAAGATAGAACAGTTGTTGTAAAATGCAAGGCTGAAGATTTTGTAACTAAGGCAATAAATAATCTTGAAATTAATCAGATTGAAAAATTAGTGCAAGACCTTACTTTATACCTGAAGGAAATGAAATAAATTCTTTATCTTTAATCATTCTTTTGAACGAGGTGCAAGTCATTCAAAAGAACTTCGGGACAATATCCGCATTGTTTCATCTAACCCAGTAGCCTTGCACCTGCTGGGTTTTTTTATAAACTTATGATAAACATTGATACAAGACTTTTGCCGCAGGTGACGCCTGACCAGTTGTTTCTCCTTTGTCACATTGTAAATTTTATGAATGAAAACCGTATGTGTTTCCCTTCAAACAAAAAATTGATTGAACAATCTGGATTCAGCGATTCAAAGATTTTACGGGTTAAAAATGAATTGGTAACACGGAAAATTATAAGCGTAAAACAACGCTTTAGACCTGATGGAAGCCAAACAAGTAACCTTTATAAGATTACCACGGAGTTAATCGGCGTATTTGTAACGGGTAAAAATATGTCAAATTTGGATACCTCCCCCTTTAATGATGAAGAGGGGGGGATATTCATCCATGAAGGGGGGACGCCTTCACCAATGAAGCCCCTTGAAGTATTAGCCAATTCAAGTATTAACCATATTCAAGTATTAGTTGAAAATCCTTCAGATTTTACCGACTTTACAAAAGTTTCAAATGATTTTCCAAATGTCCAAACCCCCAAAGTAAACCCCTTTACCGTTGTTGCTAAGTTGCAAAGTGAAAAAGAAAAAGAAAAAAGTTCCGCGAAAAAAGAAAAAGAAAAGACGCCCTCCCCCACTTACGCCGCCTTCACCGTGTTTTGCCAAACGTTTGAATCCTTATCCGGTGCCGCGTATCCCACGGATCAAAATGGACATTATATTATGATGCCCAAAGATGCAGGGCAAATGGGAAATCTCCTGAAATACATTGACAAAATAGACAGGCAGGGCGATAGCCTTGAGGCATTGAAGGTGTTTATACAAGCCGCGTGGAACTTGAATGACAAATGGCTGAGGGCAAATTTCACCATAGCAAACATTTATGGACAAGCCTCAAAGATATTTACGGCATACCAAACGACAAGCCCAGCGGCAAAGGACAAAGCGTATAATGACAGGCTTCAAGAATTGCTTGCCGAAAGGATGGCAAAGTTTCAAGATTAAAAAACCAACCAATTATGAACAACTTACCAATGATTGCCAATCGCGTGGAAGAAAAGATACAAGACGTGCAGCTTGTTATCCAGAACCGCGAATTAAGGATTTTTAAAACGGGAACAAAGGAAGCCATCCCGAAGATTGCCCAAACCTTAAGCCACTTGCTCCCCGTGTATGGCATTGAGCCAAAGCCCGAACACTTGATGGAGGTCACCGACTTTATTTCAAATTACAAGTTACTTGCCGTTGATGAGATTAAACTTGCTTTTGAAAAGTTTGCAAAACAAGAACTTGATATTAATGACCATAAATTTTACGGCAAAGTTGACCTTCATGCGATTGGAAGAATCCTGACCGCGTACATTACCTGGAGGCAAAAGATATATTTCGCGATGGATTCCGATATTCAAGCGAAGAAGGAAGAAGAGGATCGGATTAAACGCCTGGGCAAAGTTGCTGAGGAATACGATAAGGACTTTGATAACAAGTTGAAAAACTTTCAAAAGCCGCTGGAAGAAATACCCGTATTTTGGTACGACGAATGTGTGAAGCGTGGTTATATCAACGAATGGAAGGAAGGCGAAAAGGAAGCCTTGTGGCTTGAGGCTCAGGAAATGGCAAAGCAGGAAAAGCCTGATTCCGACAATATGATTGATCGCAAGAACCACATGAGAAAAATTGAGGAAGGAAATATGCCACGGGCCCGCGCACTTGCTTACAAGTTAGCCGTCTGGCGCAAGGTGTTATTAAGAGATTAAAAAAATAATATGAAAAAAGCATTAATTTATTACGCAGTCATTGATAATGAATGTAACGGAAATTCTTTTATTTTAAATTCCAATGAATGTTTGCCAAAAGAACTTTGTGGAGATTCTGATTGGTATTTTAATGTAAAAACAAAAATGTTTTGTAGATTTTTTACTCATCACCATGAAATTTATGGTTTACAAAAAGAATATGAGGAAATAAAAGGACATTTATTGAAGGAATAAGTTTCATAATTTGGTTTTGTTTTGGTGGGGTATAGAAATTATACCTCACTTTTTTTTAATTTATTTTTGTAAATATTTTTTTATTCAAATAATTATATTTAAATTTACGTATTGAAAATAACAAAAGCCAATTATCATGATGACAATGAATGAATTAAAAAACCACTTTGACAAGGTTCACGAATTAGTAGCCGATGCAGCATTTGTAAAAACTGTTTATCACGCGGTAAAATCTCAGGGTTGCACCGATGAAGAATGGGAGGCAAACAAAATGCCAATAGTTGCAAGAATGGCAAACGAGTATCTAAACAAGTTAGACCAGGATATTAAAAAAGTTCAAGAATCATGGAGCTAACAACTCCATTTTTCCACCTTCAAAAACTTACCAAATGAATATTACAAAATACACCTGCAAATGTACCCTTGATAAAAAGCTGGGTCACTTTGTACACGTTATCTTCTCCCACGGCTTCGGATTGTACGGGCAAACGTCGCCGCATTCGCCTGAAGATAACATGGAGATTCACGGCTGGACATTTGAGCCGCATGACATTGACCTTGAATTATATCCACAAATCAACAGTCGAAACCTCATGCCTCTTGTTGCTGAGAACGAAATGGACTGGACAATTTTAACAAATCAATCACTTTAAAAACAAACCAAAATGGAAAACATTGAAAGCACTTTTACAAACAACGCTCTTACCCGTTATTACGAGGAACGCATCGTGTATCTTGAAGGCGAAAACGAAAGATTAAGAAACGAGGCTCGCGCCGACTTTTGGATTGTTCTTGATTTTTGGATTTACTCTCAAAGAATGATTCAGGCTTATGTTAGTTGGCATAATGAAGCGAAGCACGATCATTACCTTGATTGTATAAAAACGATGCTTGAAACATTGGAGGCTCATGAAACAAGGGTTTTGGATACTGCGATTAATAAACTAAGAATTGAAGTTATTGCTTGTTGCAAAATCGCGATTATTAAATGCCAACAAATAACCGAATCAAGATGATTAATATACAAGACTTCGCGCTCAATGCCTCATTAAGCATTTGTCCCAACCATATCGTTGAACCAAAGCACTTGCAAAAATGGTGGAGGCAAAGGGGAGTCGGTGAACTTGAAAAATACTTTTACACAGGAAATAAGATTAGTTACGCTCAGGAAATAGACTGGAAGGCAATAAGTGACCACAAAAAACAAATGTGGTACGATTCTCAAAATTTTCAAATTCAAGCAGGAAATGAATATTCTAAAAGGCAGGGTTAAATACACGGCGGGAAAAGTGTTCGAGGGTCAATATGGACCATCCATTAACGCCGCAATCACATTAGACAACGGTACGGACATCCGCGTTTACGGAAAACCAGACGATACAAAGTTAATGGCTTTGAAAAAAGACGACACCGTTACCATCATTCACGACGGCAAAAGTTACAAGGTCGCATTTGACATGGTCACAGCCGACGAAATACCTGAAAAGGTACAAACACCCACCGAAGGCGCGAACGTGCAGCAGGCGGCAAATGTACCCCCTAAAAGCAACGGTAAGCTAACACATGATGAAATCACGGAAAAGGCGACGTTAATGACTTCGGTTTATGCTGACATATTTCACCAGTTGCAAGCATCAGGCTTAGAACCTGCCCAGGCGCAACCTGCCGCCGCCACGATCTTTATTCAAATCGGAAAATATTTTTAATCAATTTGGTACGTTTTTCCCCAGCCTGAAAAATGGCTGGGGTTTTACCGCGCCGCAAAAACAAAAAAAATGAACGACAAATATTTAGAAAGAGCATTAGATAATATATCGACTGAAATTAATGATATTTTTATTATGCTTAAACAAAAAATTGAAGAACTTGAAAATGATTTGATTGAATTAGAAGAGCAGCATGAACAATCTTTAAAAGTTGCTTTTGAAAAAGGTTACGAAGAAGGTGTTAAATATACCGACGGACTTATTAAAGACGAAAAATTCCCATTTTAAAAACAAAAGAACCATGGAAAACCAAGAAGAAAAAGAAACGTCGTTGGAATACTTTTACGATAAGGTATTGGACGCCTCCGAGTTTTACGAAAGCGAATACAAAGCCATTGTCGATGCTTTGAATGAGGCAAAGAAAATGTATGCTGAGGAAATTGCTAAGGCATTTGAAAAGGGTTATATACAAGGGGCTAAGGAGTGGCTTGAACCATTTAAAAAACAAATATGGGAAGGTGCAAAAAATAGATATTTAAAGGAACAAAAGGAACAATATGATTATGAAACAAAATTACGTCTTAATATAAATAAATAATATTAACCATGCTCCTTCCAAAAAAATATATATCAGTCAGCCAAATCAACCTTTGGTACAGTGACCGTCAAAAGTACATTAATCGTTACTTTTTAAACCTTCCTGAAGAACCATCCATTTACATGGATTTTGGCAAGCGCTTTGCCGAGGATACGGAGGCGTTTATCAAAAATGGTATAATCATGGAAACCTTTCCCGATTTTTACATTGATAAAATACAAGGCTTCAAAGGGCTTGAAGCTGAGAAACCAATAAGCCTGAGTATTAATGACATTCAAGTCGTTGGATACATTGACGCATGGGACAGGGAGAACAACCGCGTTATTGACTTTAAAACCTCAGGAAGACCGTGGACAATGGAGACCTTGAAAACAAGCCTTCAAATGAAAGTGTACGCCCTGGCAATGTTTGTAAATGGGGAAACAATTCCCGAAAGTCAAATCAACTGGCTGGGGACAAAGATGACGAAAAACGGCTTATCTTTTACCGGTGAAAGTTATGAATTAAACCATACCTTTGAAATGGATGACTTACTCAAAGCCATTGTTTTAATTGAGCAGACTTGCAAGCAGATAAGCGAGGTTTACAAAAGTTTTTTACATACCCATTAAAATGGAAGTTATGACCGACGATTTGGAAAATGAATTGAAAAAGATAATGAAATCAGATACAAGGGGACTGAGGTTCAACGATGAAAAAATCAGATACGACCTTATTCCCCCGTTGGCTAACCGTGAATGCGCCAAAGTTTGGACGAAGGGTTTGGACAAATATCCAGCTGGCAACTGGGAAAAGGGAATGCCGTGGAGCGAGGTGATTGCCTCCGCCTTACGTCACCTTGAAGCCATTCGCCTCGGTGAGGACATTGACCAGGAAAGCGGTTGTTTGCACGCGGCGCACTTGCAATGCAACGCTCAGATGTTGACTGAATATTTTTACACAAAAAAGGAATTTGATAACCGTAAAAAATACGACAAATGAAAATAAAAACGGCAGTTGAAATTTTAGAAACAAGTTTACTTGGCATTGTTTCTTTTGATTCAGAAGTACTAAGAGATAAATACAAAGAGCGTTTTAAAATTGCCAAACAAATAGAAAAGGAACAACACGAAATTACTTTTAATGAAGCACTTGACGAAAATTCAAATCGTTGGTTTGAAAAATATTACAACGAAACTTTTAAAAACGAAACAAAATGATTTTAACAGCCAAAGAAGAAGCAAAAGAATTAGTTGGACTATTCTATATGACAATGCCTAACGACACTTTGATTCATGAGCCTTTAGGAGAATTTCAAGAAATTTTTGCGGCTTTAAACCATGCTAAACAATGTGCTTTGATTGCAGTTGATAAGATACTACAAATTTTTAATAACGAATGGACAAAATTAGATTTTTGGACAGAAGAAATAAACGGAACAATTAATTTTTGGTTAGAAGTTAAACAAGAAATAGAAAAATTATGAAACAAACAGCAAAACAAAAAGCAGAAGAATTGTTCAATAAAATGGATATGATAATTTACACTGACCAAGACAACGCAGATAGTCAATGTATTAGATGTGCGTTAGTTGCAGTTGCTGAAATATTAAATGTAATATGGAATACTGATATTGATGAATATGATTTTTGGCAAGAAGTAAAAGAGGAACTTCTAAAACTTTAAAAACGAAACAAAATGATTTTAACCGACAAGACAATTAATGACGAAATTAACGAAGGTAACATCGTTATAGAGCCTTTTATTCCTGAGAACCTTGGCACCAACTCGTATGATTTGACCTTGTCAAATACTTTGGTGCTTTACACGGAGCGCGTGTTGGATGTGCGCAAGAAAAACCCATCCGCACCAATCATTATTCCAGATGAAGGGATAATTCTGCAACCTGGCATTGTTTACCTTGCATCAACGGTGGAATACACGGAGACGTTGAAACACGTGCCAATCATTCAAGGCAAATCAAGTCTCGGGAGGCTTGGTTTATTCGTCCACGTGACAGCAGGATTTGGCGACGTTGGATTCAAGGGACATTGGACGTTGGAGCTTTTGACGGTTCAACCGCTGAAGATTTACGCGGGAATGAAAATTGCTCAGCTGACTTACCAGGACATAAGCGAGATGCCAAATGTGTCGTATGATAAAAAGCAAGACGCAAAGTATTCGAATCAAGGCAAAGATCCAGTAGCTTCTAAAAACTATCTTAATAAATAGCCTATGACCGAAGAAGAAAGGGAAAAGCAAAGGGCGTATGACCGCGAATATTATAGAAAAATGTTACCTTTTCAAAAGGATAAAAGAAGGGAGGCAACACGGCTCAGGAATAAGGACAATTATTGGAAGTTGACGGACGAACAAAGGCAAATAAGAAAAGACAAAAGTCTTGCTTATTATTATGCGAACATTGAAGCATTGAAAATTAAAGCAAAAGCCTATCGAGAACGAAAATTAAAAAGTAAATATGAGTGAAGAAGAAAAGAAAGCCCGAAAATCGGAATACATGAAGGCATATTATAGAAATATGTCCGAATACCACAAAGAGAAAAGGCGCTTAAGAAATTTAGAAACCAAAAAAATAAGGTATTACAAAAACAAGGTGGAAAAGCCTGAGTTATTATATGACAAACACAAAAGATTTAGGCTTAAAAATGCTGAAAAGATAAAAGCCTATCAAAAAGAATATCGTTTAAAACAAAAAGAAAAGAAAAATCATGAATGATAAGAATTTACAAAGGAAAGCGTATGATTTATATGCCGATGCCAAAGAAGTAATTGATAATTTGATTGAAAAAATTGATAATTTAGAAGACGATATGAATGTTTTAGACACAGAAATTGAAAAAATGTCTGATAGAATTATTGAACTTGAAGACCATATTTTAAATTTAGAAAAAGAAAAAAAATGATTACTGAAAGAGAAAAACAAAAATTGATTAAAGATGCCGCCAGCATCTTCGTTGCAGCTGGAGGTATTATTACCTTGGCTTTCGCCATTTACTTTATTTTTGACCTTATAAAAAAATGGTACTGATGAAATACGAAATAAAGTACAATGACAAAAGAATGATCATTGAAGCCGAAAGCGTTGAAAAGGCGCTTGAGCAATTCAAGGAATTAAAAATTGACGTGAAAAACTTTGAGATTAGTATTTCAAAGTTTGGCGAGTACAGGAAATAAAGTGTAAGTAGTAAGTTGTTAAAAGTGTTCTAATTCATGTCCGCGTTTTTCGATGCGGACATTTTTTTTTATTTTATTATTGTAAATATTTTTTTATTCAAATAAATAATATTAAATTTACGTATTGAAAAAAAAACAAAAACAAAACAAATGACAACTTTAGCAAAAACAACAGAAAACAACGCAAAAGTAAAAGCACTTAAAAAAATAGCTGAGACTAAATGGACTGGAACAACTATTCACACAAATTTAGATGCTTGTTTAACAGGAATAAATTTAGATAGTACAAATTCAGGATGGTATAAACCATCGGCATCAAGAATAGATGGATTAACTGGTATTTTTATGATAAATCAAGATGGTTCAATTTTTTGCGAAGCAAGAGTTATAAAAATAAGCGAAAAAGAATATAAAATAGAATATATGACAATGGCAGGATGGAACGAATTTGAAAATCTTTTTCATCAATTTATGGATGAAAACTAAAAATAAAAAAAAACAAGAGGGGGTAAACTCCCTCTTTATTATTTACCAGTTTAAAAACCATTTTTATGAAAGACAAAATCATTGATTACGTACCTCAGAACAAACGCCTCCCGTACCAAGTTGCCGCAGGCGTTGGCGTTGCCTTCGTTGTTGGGTTGATTTATTCCCCAATAAATACCCAGTACCATTATACTTCCTTCGTGCCAGTCATTGAGCGCGACACGGTGTATGTTCACAAAATAACCACGCTTACTTTTCCTGCAAAGGAAGAAAAAGGCGAAGTAAATGAAATGGCTTATGGCTCAAGGTCATACGGTTGGGAGATAAGGAAAATGAATATTCATGAATTAAGAAAAAACCTTGAAGGCAAAGGATTCAGAAATCTTGATAAAATTGACCTTTTTAAAATTCGTCGTATATGGCTGGCGTATTCTTATGAATCCATGTTGATGAATGTACATCATTTAACCGATTTCCCCGTATCCATGATTTATTCCTTTTTCATCATTGAGGCGACGACCTCAGGGGTTGAAACCGAACTTTGGAGAAAACACGCGAACGCTGGGGGTGTGAAGGCTTTGAAAAATCAAAAGTCGGTGACGTACAAAACACGGGAGGTCATTCGCGGACGTGACAAATACATACGCGCCAAATTTATGAGCGCAAGCACCACGGAAGAAGGCATGAAACTTTGGGCAGGTGTTTTGAACTCAGGAAGATACGCGGAATGTAAAAAGGCAAATTACAAGATGAAAGGCATACGGTTGTACGAATCCATTTGTAAGTGCGTTTACAAAAGCGGGTATCACACGGATCGAGATTACAAGTTTCGCGCTTCGCTTATGGCTGAGTTCTGGGAGTTGAAAAAGAACCATTACCCATTGAAAGGGAAAAGAGATGAATTTTAAATTATTTTGCATTTATTTTTGTAAATATTTTTTTGTTTCAATATTTAATATTAAATTTACGTATTGAAAAAAAACAAAAACGTATCAATCATGACAAACGAAATGCAATCTTGGAGATTTTTATACACTAAACATTTAAGTGTAAAGCAAGCCGTAACAAAAACAGGCGCATTGAAAGAAGGCAGAAATAGTAAATGTTCTTTTATTGTAACCGATGGCAAAGATTATTCTGAATGCTTAATGAAGGCAGTACAGGAATGTAAGTTTAATGAAAACCAATTAGTAGGCGCAAGAAAAGTAAATTATTAATTACCTCACAGGGCAGCTCCCCCAGCTGCCCTAATTTTTTACACACAACAAAAACAAAACCAAATGGAAAAGAATTTTAACAACCTTCAATTCAAATGGACATTCGAAAGTATTTCGGATAACATTCCAACCATCATGCTTTTAACAATCGTTTTAACGTATGGCATTAACGCCTACCTAACCGCCATTTTTCTCCCCATTGACTTTTGGCTTGCGATCATTGCCGCCAGTATCTTGCAACTCGGACGCTTCGCCGTGGTTTTCATGGACTTCTTGAATCCAACCAAAGGGCGAAGCACATACCCACCAAAGATTGCCCTGGGCGCGACACTTGTCGCCTTGGTTGAAATCTTTTTCGGCTTGCAGGAAAAGTACGAAGGCGGCGAATTTATCACAATGTTTTTATTCGTTGGCACCATCGTTGTTTTCGGTTACCTCCTTGAAATCAACTTTGTTGACAAGGGCGTTGAAGCATACGGTATCAATGTACCTGAGCCAAAGCCAAAGCGCAAAAGGAAACCACGCGTAAAGGTTGAGGCAAAAGAAAACAATGAAACCACGGGAACAACGGCAAAAAACTTTGTATCTTCATTTAAAACAATAACACTTTGAGGACACTGATAGGCGTTGACCCAGCGTTAAGAATAAAGGGAATGGCGGTTTGCATTATTGCAGACCGCACCATGATTTTTAAAAGGTATAAAAGGTTTGTCGATTTTATCGGCGACGTTATAACCTGGGTGACATACGAAAACCCCATTGTTTTAGTGGAAGATTCAAGCCTCCAGAATGTGACCTTTAATAATTCAATCAACCGCGCGATCCTTTCTCGAATGTCCCGCAACGTTGGCATGAATCAAGCCTCTTCCAGGATTGCTTATGAATGGATAAAGGAACATGACATTGAAGCCTATAATATTAGCCCTGAAGCAAAGGGTAAAAAGTTTAATAAAGACGTCTTTATGCGAGTTGTCGCAAGTGAGCGATTGAAATTTGAACCAGATTTTAAACCCGCCAAAATAAGTCAAGATGAAATCGACGCTTTCTTTCTTGCGCTTATGGCAAAAAATTATATCAAAAGATGAAAAATCTTGAAACAAAAGCAAACGATCCAATACACAACGTTATTAATTCAAAAAAGGATTATTCGGACGATAATATTTATAAAAGTAATGGTCTAACCAAACGCGAATACTTTGCATCAATGGCAATGCAAGGAATAATAAGTAACAAAGATGGACTTGATATTAAAATTGAACGCATTGTTGAAAGTGCGGTCGACACGGCAGACGCCTTAATTGAGGAACTAAACAAAACAAAGTAAGATGAAAAATAACGAAATAACAGACGGATTAACCAATGAACAATGGAAGGAAGCGCAAAGATGTTTCAACGCTCGCCCAGCTCCGATAAGATTTGCCGACACGGTAAATAGCAAACAATCGGTAATAAATTTTTACCTTAATCCTTTGATTCCTGAGACCATGCCCACCTATCAATCAATGAATAAAGAAAGAATGGTTAGCATTTGTTACCAACTTTATCACTCAAAGGAAACCGATACTTTAAAAGAGTCAGCCGCAAAGCTAATTAAACTTATAATTGATTGATTACTAATTTGTTGAATTGTTGATGTGTATATCGGGGCTGGCATTTGAACCAGCCCTTTTTTATTTAAAAGATTACCCCTTGCGTCTTCGCGTAATCCACGACTGCCCGTGCATGAGACAAAGCCAACGTATTTTGAAACACAGGGTCAAACATCATTAAGGCATCATGGTAATTTGTAAAGAAGCCGTTTTCGCTTAAGACCGCTGGCATATTGGTTTGGGTAATGACAAAGAAACTTTCCTCCTTGTCCTTATCGCCATCCGTGGTATCCATGCGATAAACCCATTTTGGAAAAGCCTCCTGAACCTCTTTAAAAAGAAACTCCGCGTAAATATCCGAACGCGTTTTGCCCTTGCTGGTGAACACCTCGAAGCCCCTTGCATTGGGCGACGTTGCCGCGTTGCCGTGGATGCTGAGGTATAACGAAGCCTCATAATTCTGGGCGTTTATATTTGCCTTCGCCACGCGCTTTGTCAATGATACGTCCAAGACAGGATCGTACACGCGAACCACGGAAAACCCCCAGTCAATCAAATACTGCTCAATCTTTGCCGCAACGTCACGGTTAAACACGCCTTCAAAGAACCATCCGTAACCGTGGAACTTTGCGTTGTTATGCTGAGCGCACTTTGAAGGATACGTGGTATAATTGTAAGGTAATTTTTTCTTTGCGTCAATGCCTCCGTGACCCGCGTCGAGGAAAACACAAAATTTAGATGCTTTCATATTTTGATATTTTTAAGGGCGATGCAAGTCAATGCACCGCCCTGTAAAACGCATAAGGTAGCGAATCCTGCTGCGCCTATTTCTTACAAACGAAATCCAATGAGTGAAAAAGCTGCAGAAACCAAAGAAAACTTAGGAGGTAAATTTACAGAAATTTCCTTCCCAGCGCACTCCCTTGATGTCTCCTTAATCTTATCCCAAATTATTTGAGCAAGTTGGATATATTCGCGCCAGGTGAACTTCACTTTATTGCCTTCAAGATGAACGTTTATCTCCGAAGCCAGCTCCGCAAAGTTCATTGAGTAACAAGCCACGTCACCCATTGGTGACTTTATCCCATCTGCATTTTTCAATGCCTCTTTTAAATTAGTCTGCATATTATTTATTTTAACGATTAAAAAAACGTGTGATTAAAACGCCAAGGTTTACACCTGTTATGCGTTTAATATTTTCCGAAATAGAATAAAGCTCCACCGTTGCAATTAAGAACGCCGCCATGTACGTTATGTTGAACGGAAGGCTAAAAGTATTTCTTGCACCCTCGAATATCAGGATGCCACAAAAATATACAACTATCTTTTCCATTGTCCGATATAACCCTTTGCTATTTATCTTTTGTTGCTCCTTCTTTGCCGCGAGGATTCCCGTTGCCATGTCAGCAAAAACAACAAATACCGTAAAAATCAAAAATCCCTTTATTGGTATGAAAAAAGATGCCACCCAGCCAAAACAAATAGCGTATGTTATCTTCTCCCATCCGAGGTGCAAAAAGTTTATTAAGGTTGTTTTCATCGAGTTACTTTTAACTGCCTCAAAATTATTTTACCATCCTGTGAAATATACCTATTTTTTGCCTCCTCCCAATATAAATCAATAAATTGCCCTAACACTGGATAACTAATTAATCTTATGGCAAACTTTGAAAATACAATAGCATTTTTTGGCGTTGAACCTTCGACAATGTACCTGAATGCACTTGTATTTTTATTGTAATTAAAGTCAACGGCTAAGGTTGTTGTAAGTGCGTTTATCTGCCATTTGTTATCTGTGTAAAATGCCTCATTGTTTTTTAAAATGGTATCCAATGGATTTTTGCCTGTTAATTCTTGAATGTTATTATTCTCTCTTATGGCTGCTGTTGTTTTCCTTCCGAAGTCATAATAAGCAATTACCTTGTCAGCAAAGTTATTTGCATTGTTTTCAAAACTTGCCATAGCACCATTATATAGTTGACTTGTATCACCAATAATAGAAGCCTTTTCATAATATCCACCTTCGGTATAATCTGCACGGTAAATAAGGTAATAAGCATTGTCAATAATTTTAACATACGATGTATCAAAAGTGATAGATTGTGCACTTAATTGAGATACAAATAATAAAAAGAAAATGATTTGTTTCATGTTTATTTTTTTAAGTTTATTAATACATTGGAGCATAGGATAAAATATACCATTTAGTGCCATCGCTTTGTATAGTAGTACAATAACCACCAACAATGTCAACACTTGAATTTTCACCATCAGTTCTTACAAATAAATTTGACGATGGAGTAACTAATGTTAACGCCTCATTACCTTCAGGTATATCAAAAATTGAGATTATAAATTTAACACCAACTGCATCAGACGCATTAGGAATAGTCAATGTTTTATCCGATGTTAATGTTGTATAAATAATTGTATGATTATAAGTTGTAGCTGTATAATCTGCATTACTTATTTTTACAATAGGTAATCCCATATTTTTTTTAAACAAAATATTTCCTTCAAATCTTGCAGAATCATTTAAAATAGTTTTGCCGTCAACTGTTAAAGTATTAGATAAATTTGTTGCACCAAATACACCTAATGTTCCATTCACATCAAGTGTCTTTGTAGGTGACGCGTAACCAATGCCTACCTTGCTTGTTGACGCATCCACGAAAAGCATGTGTGCGTTTGCTTCACTTTCCACACGGAAGTCGGAATCAGTTGCGGCTTCATTGAACACGGCGGAGGAATTGACGGTAAGCGGTGCGGATAATGTGGCGTTTCCTGCGATTGTTGTCGAGTGTGGACCGTATAATCCGTCGCTTGCGCCAATAACAAATCCATTTGCAGCGGAAAATCTTATATTAGCTATTGTGTTTCCTGCGTCGTGAAATCCAATACTTGAAACATCATTTGATTCAAGCCTTATATTGTGATTTCCCCCTGAGGTTGGAGTATTGTCGGTAAAATTTCCAACAAACGTTTTATTTAGCAATGTGGTTTCGCCTGTTACGCCAAGCGTTCCATTTACATCTAATTTATAAGCTGGGTTTAATTTACTTATTCCAACCCTGCCTCCATCTTGATTTGCCACAACGGATAAGGTTGTGTCAAGATATTGCCCTAATTGACCACTACTAAAATTTTTAGCAGTCATTAAATATATATCAGATGTTCTTACATTATTTGGAAACGTAGATGTTCCAGGTCTATCCGTAAATGTTATTTGAGCCGTTTGATTTCCTTTGTTATTATCTCTTTTTGCAAAGTAATTTAATAAATTATAATAAAATGTATTTGCGCTTCCATCGTGTGAGCCTTCTTGTCTATTTATTGTTCCCGTCATTGTTCCACCCGTCAAAGGCAAATAAGTTGATGCCGCCGTGCCCGTGCGCAAGTAATTTGTAAGCATGGAAGCCGTGTCAGATAAATTTAATTTAGCTGCAAATCTTGAAGTAAGGTTTAATAAAGATGTATCTGCATCCCTGAAATACGGCGTAAGCATGGAAGCCGTGTCACTAACCAAAAGAACCGCGGTTGTATCTCTCCATAATCCTTCACTACTTTTGAAATAAAGTGAAGCGTTATTTGTAGGATTAGAAATTTGAACATCGTGAAGCTCGTCTAATTCTTGCCCATTTCTTATTTTTACAAATACTTCTCCGCTTCCTGCATTTGTTTTAACGCATACTCCAATATACACGCCATGGATAGGTGCCTGTGGCTTAGTAGATGTAAGTGCGCCTGATGTGGTTCCTGATAAATAAACCGCACTATCTTGCGTTAATGCAGATGTGTTTATATTTGTTATTAATCCTTCTGTGATAATGTAACCGCTTGCATTGTTTAATATTTGCTCCGCAACAATGCCAAAAGTATTAGCTGATGTCGGATCACTTGTTGCAATGGCTTTCGCGACGGTTATTCTGTTTCCCTGACTTCCTGACAAATAAACAACATCGCCTTTATTAAGAGTTGCGCCTGTTCTGTTATTTACCCGTTGGTGTAATTGTTGACCGATGACATTAGTAACTAAACCACCTTTTAAGCCTTGTATTAAAGAGCCTTGTGTATCATTATACTCCACTTCACCAACTCCTACCGTGCCATCTTTTGCCGTATTAAATGTGATAGAATCAAAGGGCATGGTTAATCCAGGCGCACCGCCGACCAAGTTCCAAACGTTTGAAGTAAAATCAAATGAATAAAATTTTAAATTAACGGTATCAAGAATAACCCATGCGTTTTGGTTGTTTATCGGTTGAATGGATGCTGTGTCGGACAATGAACCACGCCAAACAAGCCCGTCGCCAGTCGTCTGGAAACCAAGGCGTTGTTTATTTCCCGTGTTTGGGTATTGCGCGAAAAGGGTAAACGAAAGGAATATAAAAAGAATTGAAGGCAAAGTTTTTTTGCCTCCAATCTTCTTAATTAAATTACTCCCCAGTTTAAGCAATACTTGTTCCACCA